CAAAAAACACAAAAGACAATGGATACGTTTTATTTGTAGGAACCTTAGATTATTTAAGAGAAAACGCAATTAAAGATCTTGTTGAATACACAAAAGAAATAGGTAAAGAATTTTGGATTGTTGGTGAAAATAAATCAAATTATTTAAATGATTTATTAAAAAATTCACACGTAAAACATTTTGATGCAACAAGTAAAGTTGAGATGTTTGTTAAAAATTGTTCTGAAACTGCGGGGATACTTTTAGGTAGAACAACAATTGAAGGTTGGCTTTGTGGAAAACCAGGATGGATTTACAATGTGGATGAAAATGGTTATATTTTAAACAAAGAAAAACACGAAGTACCTAACGATGTTACAAAGTTCAATGGACTTGAAGTTGCAAAAAAAATAAAAGAAGAATATATAAAAATTTTAAATGATTAAAATTGTTAGTTGTTTTTGGAATGTTGGGGAATACATTACAAAATGTATTGATTCTGTAATGAATCAAGAATTTAAAAATTTTGAAATGTATTTAGTTGACGATATGTCAAATGACAACACTATAGATATTATAAAAAATAAAATTAAAGATGATAATAGGTTCAAACTTATAATAAATACGGAAAAAAAATATAAGTTAAAAAATATTGATGACTTATTAATGGATGAAAGTCTTTTTGATGATGAAGATATTATGATCGAGTTAGACGGCGACGATTGGTTAGAAAACACGAAAGTATTATCATTAATTAATAACAAATATGAAAATAATAAAAACCTTTGGATAACAAACGGTAGTTTTGTTTATTCAGACGGTAGATTTGGGTTTTCATCTAAAGTTAATCCTGAAACTGTTAGAACTGATACTTTCTTATTTTCTCACCTTAGAACATGGAAAGTTCATCTATGGAGAAATATTGAACAAAAATCATTTTTAGATGAAAATGGTGAATATTTTAAATCTGCGGGAGACGCGGCATATTCTTTTCCTATGGTAGAGATGGCCGGTGAAAATCATTATGAATATATACCTAATATTTTATACGTTTATAATGAACAAAACCCGTATAACGACCACAAACCCGGTTCTTCTTCAGGATCTGCACACGAACAATACAGATGTTCTAATATTATTAGAAATTCACCAAAATATAAAAAATTATAGTAATGTTTTTGACTAGTTATTTGATGGGAGGTCTCGGTAATCAAATGTTTCAAATTGCAAAGGCCACGGCAGAAGGATTAAAAAGTAATACATCAGTTATTTTTAATAATGTTGCTTTTATTCCAATGGAAGGTAATCAACCAACAAAATATCAAAATAACATATTTAGAAATATAAATTTTGATTATATTAAAATACCAACAAAAAGAATTAATGAGATTACTTGGGCTCACTATGAAACTGAATATACTTACACAGAACCAACTGAATTTTATGGTTATTTTCAAAGTAGTGAAAACTTTTTAAATTTTAAAAAAGAAATACAAGAAATGTTTTTACCAACCGAAGAATTTAAAAACAAAATAAAAAATTTATACCCTGAAATATTCAATAAAAATTCAGTTTCAATTCATGTAAGAAGAGGCGACTATTTAGGGATATCTGAAATTTTACCGGTTTTAGACAAAAGTTATTTTGATGAATGTATAAGTCAACTTGAACATTCAAACGTTTTTATTTTTTCAAATGATAAAGAATGGGTAAAGGAAAACTTAACCTATAAAAACTCAATAGTTGTTGATGGGTTAGAAGATTATGAAGAACTTTGGGCGATGAGTTTATGTAATCATAATATTATGTGTAACTCTTCATTTTCTTGGTGGGGTTCTTATCTTAATACAAATAAAGATAAAAAAGTATTTGTTCCGTCAGTTTGGTTTGGACCTAAAGGCGAAAAAGACTACCATTCAATATATGAGAATGATTGGAAAAAAATAAAAGTCAAATATGAAAACAATAAATTAATAATTTAAAATTATGTTGTTAAATTTAGAAAATTTAAAGTTAAAGTATGGCCTTAAAATAAAAGGTGTTTTACACATCGGGGCACATGTTGGTCAAGAATTTGGTACCTATCAAAAATTAGGAATATCAAATGTTATGTTTTTTGAACCTGTACAAAAAACATTTAACAGGCTTAAACAAAATGTTGGCGAGTCGGCAATTATTATTAATACCGCTCTCGGAAACATTGAAGGTGAAGTTGAGATGTATACTGAAACAATAAATGAAGGACAATCAAGTTCGGTCTTGGAACCAGAATACCATTTAATTCAACACCCCAACATTCAATTTAATGGAAGAGAAAAAGTTAAAATTACAAAGTTAGATAATTTCATAAAAGATAAAGAAAACTATAATTTTATCAATGTTGATGTACAAGGTTATGAACTAGAGGTTTTTAAAGGGGGATCTGAATATCTTAAAAATATTGACTACATAATGACTGAAGTTAATAGGGCTGAACTATATAAAGGTTGTGCCAGAATAGAAGATTTAGATATGTTTTTAGGTCAATACGGATTTGAAAGAGTTGAAACGACTTGGGATGGTGGAACTTGGGGAGATGCGTTGTATGTTAAAAAGTGAATTATATATTTTAGATAATATTTTTTCTCACGCTCATTCATCTAGTTGGTATAATAAACCTACAGAATTTAAATGGGTAAGGGATAAAATAGGTGACCATATTGTTATGACTGACACAACATTAAAATTTGTTGATAATATAAATGGCGTTAAAAAATTCGCATGGTTATTAGAATCACCAGCAATAACACCACATGCATATGAATACATAAAAGACAATTTTGAAAAGTTCGATAAAATTTTTACTTTTGATAAAGAATTATTAAACTTGTCTGAAAAATTTGTGTTGGTACCAATTGGTGGTTGTTGGATTGAAGAAGAAAATAGGATAATACACGAAAAGACAAAAGACACTTCAATTATTTTATCAGCCAAAAAATCAACATATGGCCATAGATTAAGACATGAAATAGCATTTAGCGATGTTATTGATAATTTAGATGTGTACGGATTCAATAACCAAATTGAAAATAAATCAGAAGGTTTAAAAGATTACAGATATAGCGTCATAATTGAAAATGTTAAAAAAGATTATTATTTTACTGAAAAATTAATAGATTGTTTAATAACTGGTACGATACCAATATACTGGGGTTGTCCTTCTATATGTGAATTTTTTGATTTGGATGGATTTATTATTTTTGACGATATAAACGATTTAAAAAAAATGAAAAATACATTGACTTTAAATAATTATTTCAGTAAATTAGAAGTAATAAAAACTAATTATGAATTAGCTAAAAAATATTTAATAGCCGATGATTTAATCTATAAAAAAATAAATAATAATGATTAACATATGTACTTTATCTGACAAAAACTTTTTAATAAATGGTTTATTATTAATTGACTCACTAACTAAATTCTCAGCAACCGATATAAACATATATTATTTTTGTATGGATGATGATAGTTTAAATAAATTAAATGAAATTAACAATAAAAATGTAATTCCAATAAGCATAAAAGAATTTGAAAACGATGAAGATTTTGAAACTTTAAAAAAGAATACAGATTATAAACCAAATTCACATGAATGTACATATTGTTTTGCACTTGGCTCGTTTTTCACTGAATATGTTATTAAAAAATATAATTTAGCGGATGTTTTATATGTTGATTCAGACATTATTTTTTATGATGACCCTAATTCTATTATTAAAACAATTGGCGATAAAAGTATAGGTATAATGTTACATAGACATGTACCAATAGGACATCATGTCGGTGGTTATAACGTAGGTGTTGTTTATTTTAAAAATAACGAAATAGGTTATAAATGCTTAAAATGGTGGAGAGATTGTGTGATGGACCCAACAAACGAATGGTTTGCTGAATATGGCAGAGTTGGCGACCAAGTTTATTTGGAAGGGTTTGGACCTATATTCGGTGAAGATAATGTTTGCGTTATTGACAGTGAAATAGGTCATGGTGCACCATGGAATTTTACATTATATGGTTATGATGGTGATTACATAGATTGGGGTGGTAAAAGACAAAAAATGTTATTTATACATTTTTCTCACTTTACACCAAACTATGAAAACAACACATTTAAAGTAGACAGAGAAGGTGAATGGAATAACTCACATTTAAGACATCCTAGGATATATGAATATTATAATGATTATTTTAATAAATTAATTGAAACCAAAAATAAATACAAAATTTAACATGAGTGAATTTTATAACGAACAAATCAATAAACATGGTTATTGGTGGAGTGGTGATTACCCTACATGGGATGACGCTGAAAAAGAATGTACTGGTTATTCAGACGAATGCATTTTAGAACAAGTTAAGAATATATTATTAACAACCAAAGATAGAGAAGATATTTACGAAAGGGATGGCTGCATCATAGTTGGTGAACCAGAATATGCTTTTGAATTGTTGGAATGGATTAAAAAAACTGCGATAAACAATGAAATTAATTTAATCGATTTTGGTGGGTCATTAGGTACAACCTTTTTTCAATTAAAAAAATATTTAAAAGATTATAAAGTTAGATGGAACATTATCGAACAAGGAAATTTTGTTACTACTGGTAAAGAAATTTTTGAGGATGATAATATTAAATTTTATTATACTATTGATGAGTGTTTAGCCGAAACTAAACCAAATTGTTTTATTAGTTCGGGTGTTTTTCCGTACATTAAAAACACAGAAGAAATATTAACATCTGTTTTTGATTATAAGTTTGATTGGATTCTATTAGATAGAATGTCAATGATTGACGGTGACAAAGATAGATTGTCAATACAAATAGTACCACCAGACATTTATAAAGCAATATACCCATGCTGGTTTTTTGGTGAATATAAATTTATAAATTATGTTGTCGATAATGGATATGAGCATTTAAAAAGTTTTGACGCTTTAGGTGGTAGAGGTTTTGCTCCAAGAATTAATACGTCAGCATACAAAGGATATATTTTTAAAAAATTATGAGACATTTATGCACACTTTCAGATAACAACTATCTATTAAAAGGTTTAGTTTTATATGAATCACTAATTAAGAATGCTGGTGATTTTACTTTACATTATCTTTGTTTAGATGATTTAGCTTATCAAAAATTAAAAAATTTAAATTTAGAAAATTTAGTAATTTATAATTTAAACAATTATTTAACAACCGATAATGAATTGTTAAACACTAAAAATGAGTTAAAATATGATGAATTTTGTTGGAGTTTAGCATCATACTTTACAATGAAATTATTAAACAATTTAGATTCTGTTTTATACTGTGATTCTGATTTATATTTTTACAATGATTTAGATACAATATATGATGAAATAGGTGATAAATCAATTGGTTTAATAAGACATAGACATACTTTTTATGGTAGCAGAGTTGGTGATTTCAATGTTGGGATTGTTTATTTTAAAAATGATAATATAGGTAATGAATCAATTAATTATTGGTGGTCACTTAATAAAACTAAAAATCATGAATATCACAGAAGTCATGGTAGATGTGGCGACCAAAAATATTTAGAATTATTTTTACCTAAGTATGAAAAAGAATTATGTGTAATTGACAAAAAATTAGGTCACGGTGCACCATTTAATTTTCATTTATATGATTATTCTAATTTTACTGATGAAAATAAAGAAATTATCTATAACGGTAAACCACAAAAATTAATATTTGTTCATTTTATGAAATTCAAACCAAATTTTGATAAAAACAATTATGAGGCAACTAATGAACCTAATAATCAAGAATTTATGAAATACCAACAAATTAAATCATTATATGATGATTACTTTAACGAAACAATAGAAACTTATAAAAAATATTATATATGAAAACTTGCTATGTATTTGCTTGCGGCCCATCTATTAAGGACCAAGATTTAAAAAAAATAAAAGATAGTCCTTGTGTTACAATTAGTAATTTTTTTGTTCATCCAGAATTTCAGAATATGAATATTAAATATCATATTTTTGGAAATTTACATCATCCTATTAGTTATGATATGGGAGTAGCTTGGTTTAAAGAATGCGAAGAAAAATTAAATAGTTCAACAAAAATAATGGTTCATATAGACCAAAAACCTTTGGTTGAAGATAACGGACTGTTTAAAAATAATGAAGTTATTTTTTGGTCTGAAAATGGTCATTTCCCAGAAACATTACCAAATAACGTTGATTCGTATATAAGTGTTTCACAAATAGGGTTACAAATTGGTTATCTTGTCGCTAAAGAAGAAAATATAAATGAAGTTATTATTATGGGTATTGACCATAGTTGGGTTAACCATGTTAATCAATCAAAACATTTTTATGAAGAATCAGAAAGTGTTTTAGTTAGAATGGGTTATAACGAATGGTTTAATGTTTATAACAAAGAACAAGGTGAACAGATGGAAAGACAAAACCTAGCAAATTTAGATAACACATATGCTTCTTATAGAAATTTATTTAAAAATGGTGGTATCGACTTATACAATGGGACACCTAACAGTTTAATAACAAGTTTAGAATTTATTATAATATAATATGATTAACTTATTTAATTTAAATAATCATATTATAGATACTAGTAAGTATTCAAATTTATTACATGATAAAATTGTAAACGAATTTGAAGAAACTATTGCTAATTATGTTGGTGCTAAATACGCTGCAACGTTTAATAGTGCAACTAGTGCTATTTTCTTATTATTAACGGAGTATAAAGGACTTTCAATTAAAGTACCTAGTATGATACCACCAGTTGTTTTAAATGCTATTATAACCTCTGGAAATGATTATGAATTTTATGACGATGTTAATTGGGTTGGTGATTCTTATTTGTTACATGATTTTGGTGATTATAAAGTTATCGACTCAGCTCAAAAACTAGAAAAAGACCAATTTAAAAAAGAATGTAATTCAAATGATTTAATGATTTTTAGTTTTTACCCAACCAAACCAGTTGGTAGTTGTGATGGCGGAATGATTGTATCAGATGATTTTGAAAAAATTAAAAAATTAAAAGAATTAGCTTTAAATGGTATGTCATATTCACCAAATAACTGGGAAAGAAAAATTAATTTTGTCGGTTATAAAATGTATATGAATTCAATGCAATGTGATATAGCACTTAAAAATTTTAATTTATATTCTGATAAGTTAGAAAAATTAAAAACAATTAGAGAATTATACAATAAAGAACTTGGGTATGATAATACCAGCAACCACTTATATAGGATAGAAGTTAATAAACGAGATAAATTTATTAACTTTATGAAAAATAGTGATATTTCTTGCGGTATTCATTATGAATCAATGCATTTACATCCAGTTTATTTAAAACATGACGCAAATTGCCCTAACTCAGAAGAAAAATCAAAATTAACGGTTTCAATTCCATTCCATGAACTATTAACTAATTCTGAAATTTATTATATTTTTGATAAAGTAAACGAATACAAAAATGGAAAATAAAAAAATAAAATTAAAAAATTTTTTAGATGAGAGAGGTTTATTATTACCATTCGAATTTAATGAATTAGAATTTGAACCGAAAAGATTTTTCATAGTTAAAGATGTTCCAACCGGATTAATTAGAGGCTGCCATTCTCATTTTACTACAAAACAATTTTTAATTTGTAGTAAAGGAATTGTGGATGTTTTTTTAGATGATGGAACTAAAAAAGAAAAAATAACGTTAACACAAGGTGAGGCCATACTAATCCCAGAATTAATATGGGACAGTCAAGAATTTATGGATATTAATTCAGAAATCATTGTAGTTTGCTCAACAGAATATGACATAAATGATTATATTTTTGATTATAACGAATTTTTAAAAATTAAAAATAATAATAAATAACAAAAGTTAAAAAACAATTATGGATAAAATATCTTATTTTGACTTATATTAAAAATTATATAAAAATGGTTATATTGAAGAAAAAATGATTAGTTTTTTAAGTTTTGAATATAATGTAATTTATAAACCATTAAATTAATGAAAATAGTTTCAGTAATTTTGGCTAGAGGTGGATCGAAAGGTATTCCTAGGAAAAACATTTATCCGTTGAAAGGAAAACCAATGATTAATTACACTATAGACGCATCAATAAACTCAAAAGTTAATGAAACATGGGTTTGCACTGATGATGAAGAAATAGCTAATGTTAGTAAAATGAATGGTGCTAATATTCTTATTAGGCCAAAAGAAATATCAACTGACTTTAGTAAAAGTGAAGAAGCGTTATTATATTTTTCAGACAATGTTGACTTTGATGTTTTAGTTTTTATACAAGCTACTTCTCCATTATTAACTCATGATTATATAAACGAAGGTATTGAATTAATTTTAAATAATAATTTTGATTCAGTATTTAGCGGCTATAAAGAACATTGGTTACCAAGATGGGAAAACATTGATAATAAAATAACTCCACATAACTGGGATGTTAATAACAGACCAATGAGACAAGAAATTAAAGAATTATTTGTTGAAAATGGTGCTTTTTATATAACAAAAAAAGAATCATTAATCAAAAATAAATTAAGATATAACAATAACGTTGGTATAATTGAAATGCCTTATTCAAAAAGCTTTCAAGTTGATACTATAGACGATTTAAAATTAATAGAAAAATTATTATGAAAACAAAAATTATTGGTGAAATAGGTATAAACCACAATGGTTCATTAGAAATGACAAAAAAATTAATTGACGTTGCTGTTATAGCAAAATGTGATTACGTCAAATTTCAAAAAAGAAATCCAGATGTTTGTGTTCCAAAGGATGAAAAAAATAAAATTAAATCAACACCATGGGGTGAAATGACTTATTTAGAATATAAACATAAAATAGAATTTGGTAAAGAAGAATATGATGAAATTGATAGGTATTGTAGAGAAAAGAAAATAGGTTGGTTTGCATCTGTGTGGGATTTAGGTTCAGTTGATTTTATGAGTCAATATACTACTAAATTTAATGATGAAGAAAAAATAATGATGAAAATACCATCTGCATTAATAACTAATGACGAATTGATTAAATACGCAAAAGAAAAATCTGATTATTTAATGATTTCAACTGGCATGAGTACTGAAGAAGAAATTGTTAAATGTATAAATATTTGTGAACCAGATTTGATTTTTCATACAAATTCAACTTACCCATCACCAATAGACGAATTAAATTTAGGTTATATTAAATGGTTAACTGAAAAATACCCTAACAAAGAAATAGGTTATAGTGGACATGAATTTGGGTTAACAACAACTTTTGCAGCAACAACATTAGGTGCGACATGGATTGAAAGACATATCACATTAGATAGATCAATATGGGGTAGTGACCAAATGGCTTCAGTTGAACCTAGTGGGTTAATAAAACTAATAAAAGGTATTAGAGATATTGAGATAGCTAGTGGTAATGGTTATGGCCCAAGAGAAGTTATTAAAAGCGAATTATCAAAAAGAAAAACTTTAAGAGGTGAGTAAAATTTATTGTTTTGATTTAGATGGTACATTATGTAAACTTAATGGATTAAATTATGAAAATTCAGAACCCTACCAAAGTAGGATTGAGCTAGTTAATGAACTATTTGATAATGGTCATACAATAATCATTGAAACAGCTAGAGGTTCTGAGTCGAAAATAGATTGGTATAAAAAAACTGAAAAGCAACTTAGTAATTGGGGTGTGAAATATCATAAATTAAGGGTGGGTGTTAAAATATCTGCCGATTACTATATAGATGATAAAGGTATAACAGACACCGATTTTTTTTCAAAATATTAACTTGACCTTTATTGTTTTTACGTGTATTTTTAAAAAATATATGAAAAAAGCGTTAATAACCGGTATAAATGGTCAGGATGGGTCATACTTGGCCGAATTACTAATTAGTAAAAACTATGAGGTTTGGGGTATAGTTAAGAGAAATTCAGTTTCAGAAACCCAATCAAGTAGAATTGAACACTTAAGAGAGCAAAATTTAGTAAATTTAGAGTATGCTGATTTAACAGATATGGCATCATTAGTCAGAGTAATTTCACTAATACAGCCATATGAAGTTTATAATTTAGCAGCTCAATCACACGTAAGAATTAGTTTTGACCAACCAATTTACACCGCAAATGCAACAGGTTTAGGGACTTTAAATTTATTAGAGGCGGTAAGAATGGTTTCACCACATTCAAAGATATATCAAGCATCTTCCTCAGAAATGTTTGGTAATACTATTGATGACGACGGATATCAAAGAGAAACGACATCAATGAATCCAGTATCACCTTATGGTTGTGCTAAAGTATTTTCATATAATATTTGTAGAAACTATAGAAATTCTTATGGTATGAAAATATGGAATGGGATTTTGTTTAATCACGAATCACCAAGACGGGGAACTAATTTTGTAACAAATAAAGTCGTAAAGGCTGCGGTTAGAATTAGTTTAGGACTACAAGATAAATTACATTTAGGTAATTTGTCGGCATCAAGAGATTGGGGCCACGCTAAGGATTATGTCGAAGCGATGTGGTTAATGTTACAATCTGAAAATCCTGAAGATTATGTTTGTTCCACAGGTGTATCTCATTCAGTTAAAGAACTATGTGATTACACTTTTAAAAAGTTAAATTTAAATTATGAAGACTATGTGGTTATTGATGAAAAACATTTCAGACCCGAAGAATTACATGATTTAAAAGGAGATTCCTCAAAGTTAAAAAACAAATTGGGATGGGAACCTAAATACACATTTGAAACTATGTTAGATGAAATGATTGAATATTGGTTAGATTACTATGCAAAATAAGATATTAGTTACCGGTGGTTATGGTTTGGTTGGATCAGAATTTATTGGAGATAAATACTTTAAACCAACATCTAAAGAGGTTGACATTAGAATAACCTCAGAAGTCAACACGTTAGTTGGGTTAAATAATTTTGATAGTATCATACATTGTGCAGGTAAAGTTGGTGGTGTTGGCGGAAATATGAACCATAAGGGTAAGTTTTTCTATGATAATATTATGATTAATACAAATGTTATTGAATCATCAAGACAACATAATATAAAAAATCTTGTGGCTTTTTTATCTACTTGTATTTTTCCAAATAATGTAGAATATCCCCTTACTGAATCAAAAATACATTTAGGTCCCCCACATTTTTCAAATGATGCATACGCTTATGCAAAAAGAATGGCAGATGTACAAATTAGAGCATACAAAGAACAATATGGATTAAATTACAAATCAGTAATTCCAACAAACATTTACGGACCAAACGACAATTACGATATTGTAAATGGACACGTAATTCCTTCATTAATTCATAAATGTTACTTAGCAAGAGAAAATAAAACAGATTTTATTATTTGGGGTTCAGGTAAACCATTAAGGGAGTTTATATTTAGCCGTGATGTTGCAAAACTAACAGAATGGGTTTTAGACAACTACGAAGAAAGTGAACCTATAATACTTTCAACATCTGATGAAATATCAATAAAAGATGTTGTTGATGTTATAATAGAAATTATGAATTACAAGGGTAATATTATTTGGGATAAAGAAAAACCAGAGGGGCAATTTAGAAAACCAAGTGACAATTCAAAAATAAAAAAATATTTACCTGATTTTAAATTCACACCGCTTTATGAAGGTTTAAAAGAAACTATTGAATATTTTGAAAACAACTATAATATTATAAGAAAATAATATGACAAGAAAAAAACCACAACAACAATCTGAAGAACAAGAATCCAAACCCTTTTCAAGAAAAGATTTTATAAATTCAGTTATCAAAAAAAAAGTAAAAAATAAATTTCTTACAGAGAATCAAGAACATTATTATAACCTTTTAAAAAATAATCAAATAACTATTTGTTCAGGACCTGCTGGTGTTGGTAAATCATATATAGCAATGAAAGCTGCCGTAGATTTATTAATGGACCCAACCAATCATTATGAAAAACTTGTTATTGTTAGACCAGCAGTTGAGGCAGAAGAAAAACTTGGTTCATTACCCGGTAATTTAGAAGAAAAATTAGATCCATACATTTTCCCATCTTATTATCTATTAAACAAAATTATAGGTAAAGATGCAAGAGAAAAATTAAAGGACGCTGAAATTATTGAGGTATTTGCTTTAGCATATATGAGAGGAATGAATATAGATAATACAATTTTAATATTTGAGGAAGCGCAAAACTCAAGCCCAAATCAGATGAAATTACTATTGACAAGAATAGGTTTCAATAGTAAATTCTTTATATCAGGAGACATTGAACAAACTGACCGTTATAAAGACAAAAAACAATCAGGTCTTTATGACGCAATTAGAAAGTTTAATGATGTAAATGATGTAGGGGTATTTGAGTTTAGGGATGAGGATGTGGTAAGGAATCCACTAATTAGTAGAATATTAAAAAAATATGAAGAGAATAGGGATTGAAATTAATGGAGTGTTAAGGGACACTATTGGTAAGTTTACTCAATTATATGAAAAACATATGATTGAAGAAAAAAATGACGATAGTAAAACTTTTGAGTTAGACATATCGGGAAATACCGAAGAGATATCAACACCTGAAGAGTTTGAATATAAAATTTTAAGTGATGTTACAACATTAAATTTAATAGATCACTTCAAATTTATTGATGAAAATGAATTATACGAATTTATGTATGAAGATTTTGCTATGCAAATTTTTGGTCATGCGGGTTCTACTGAAACTTTTACTTTTAATGATCTTAATGAAATTTATTTAAAATATAGAGATAATAATGAATTATTGATTGTTTCTGACGAGATGGGTAAATCAAAACCAGCATCTTTATTTTTCTTATCTAAGTTCGGATGCCTATTGGAAAAGGTTAAATTTTACTCAAATTCAACAATAAATTCAATGTGGGATGAAATTGATATTTTACTTACGGCAAATCCTATCTTATTATTAGAAAAACCGAAAGGTAAAATTGTTATCAAATATAATACGAATTACAATAAAAGTGTCGATTGTGAATATGAAATAAATACATTGAAAGAATTTGACGAAGTGTTAAAAAAATTATAAATATGTTAGAATTTTTAGGAGAAAATTATTACATTGATATTGATGAATTAGAAAAGCAAGTTAGTTATGAAAAATCAGTATTACCCGTTGTCTCAGGAGAAACAGAAACACCTGAACAACAAATAAGCGTTACAAGATTTGAAACTTTTAAAAGTTTGATCGAGGTAATATTAACAGAAAGAGAAGACTTGGATGAAAGTTTGGGGTTACATGGATCAAAAAACTTAACCATACCTTTCAAGATATCATTCAATACTCTATTAATAAATAAAATACTTAAAAAGTTTTAAAAAATGGAATTAGAAAAATTAGAAAAAATTGAGAAATCAATTGAAAACTTAAAAAACAAAAATGCAAGATTATATTTTTTAGTTCAAGACACTAAAGGTAATCCCAAGGCGTCTATTAAATATATCTATGACATAGCATTAACTTTGAAAAATAATGGATATAATTCTATTATTATTCATGAAGCCAACGACTACAAAGGTGTTTCAGAATGGTTAGATCCTAAGTACATGGAGTTACCTCACCAACCAATTGAAGGTCAGAATTTGGCTATTTCACCCGAAGATTTCATTGTTATTCCTGAAATTTATGGACATGTTATGGACCAATTAAAAAGTTTTCCTTGTGGAAAAATTGTTTTATGTCAAGCGTATGACCACATGTTAGAAACATTACCTCCTGGCGTTTCTTGGTCTCAATATGGATTTATTAAATGTATTACAACAAACGAAACACAAAAAAAACATTTGTCAGAAATAATGAGAGGAGTTAGTTATGACATTATTGAGCCATACATCAGCGAATTCTTTACAAAAAAAGAAAAACCTTCCAAACCAATTATCGCAATACACACGAGAGAACAAAGGGATACTGCAAAAATAATCAAAACTTTTTATTTAAAATACCCACAATATAGATGGATTACTTTTAGGGACATGAGAGGTATTAAACAGGAGGATTTTGCTAAATTTTTAAAAGAATCTTATTTATCGATTTGGGTAGATTATGAGTCAGGTTTTGGTACATACCCATTAGAGTCTATGTCATCTAATACACCTGTAATTGGTAAAATACCAGCACTAAAACCAGAATGGATGAGTGATATGAATGGTGTGTGGACACAAGAATTTAATGACATTGTTGATGTTGCTGCAAATTTCACACAAAACTGGTTAGAAGATAATATTAATGATGAACTATATATTGAAATGCAAAAAACATCATCCAATTATAATAAAAAAGAAGTTTTTGAAGATCAGGTTATAAATACATTTAACGATTACTTTGAAACTAGACATGATTTGTTCACAGAACAATTAGATAAACTTAAAATATCAGAAGAAAAATAACATGGAAGAAAAACAAAAATTAGACGTATCGGTAATTTTACCTATTGAGTCTTCAAAACACAGATCATTTGAAGAACTGTTAGAAAGATCAATCAAATCGTTACAAAACCAAACGGTAGACATTAATGAGTTGGTAATTGTACACACACAAGAAGAAAGTCTTGTTAATATTTTAAAAAACTATGATTTTGGTAACCTAAGTGTTAGTTTAGTTGAAAATAGTGGATCAAAAGATTTCGCAACCCAAGTTAATATGGGAGTTAAAAACGCAAAGAGTAAATGGGTATCTATTTTAGAGTTTGATGATGAGTACTCATCAATATGGTTCAAAAATGTAAAAAGATTTACAGAGTCATACCCTGAAGTCGAAGCCTTTTTACCCTTAGTTGTAGACACTGATGAAAAAGGGCTTTTTGCGGGGTTTACTAATGAAGCCACATTTGCAGTAAGTTTAAATACCGAAATGGGTTATTTAACAAATGATGTGTTATTAACATACCAAAATTTTCAATCATCAGGTATGGTTTTAAAAAAATCAATTTTCGAAAATAATGGAGGATTCAAACCATCAATAAAACTTACTTTTGTGTATGAGTTTTTATTGAGATTAACTTACAATTCTATTAAAATTATGACAATTCCTAGAATTGGTTATAAACATACAAACATGAGAGAAGGTTCTATTTTTTGGAATTATAAATTTGGTCAAGAAAAGATTTCTGATAATGAAATAACCTTTTGGTTAGATGTAGCAAAAAAAGAACATTTTTTTACATCTGATAGAAACATAAAATATGAACCACAAGATGTTTAATGCAGTTAAACCATGATGAAAACAGCATCGAAAAGCAAAAGACGGTAAAAAAAACAAATTATTTTGATGTCCGTGAAGAAGAGGCGGTGAAAAAATACATCACCGCCGAATCTCGTGAAGAAAAAGAAGAAATATATAATGAATTTCTTAGAGACCCTTTAGATAAGATGATAGAATCTATAATCAGAAGGTATAAGTTATATAGAAAAGATATGGATTATAAAGACATCCACACAGACACACATTCTTTTCTTATGACTAAAGTGGATAAATTTAGACCGGCAAAAAACAAAAAAGCATATTCATATTTTGGTACCATTTGCAAAAATTATTTAATGGGGCAAATCCAAAAAGACCAAAAAGATATGAACAGAAAAATTTCATATGAGGATATTTCAGCCAGTTTAGAAAATAGACCTGATATGGTATATTATATGGAATTCGAAAAAATAGGCGCAGAAAAAATAATTGAATTGTTTTTGATTGATTTAAAAAATTATGTAGAAGATTCAAGACTAAATGAAAACGAATCAAAATTAGGGGTTGCACTTATTGATTTATTTGACAACTATGGAAATATTTTTATTGGTAATGATAATAATAAGTTCAACAAGAATGTTGTTCTTTTAACTTTGAGAGAAATGACAAATCTTAACACAAAAGAAATAAGAATTTATTTAAAAAAATACAAAACATTATATATTGAAACTGTCAGAAAAATAAATAATCAGTATTAAAATATTTATTAATTATGAATAGAAATAGAAAAAAAGAGATATCGTTAAATAAAGATTCTGTACTTTCTTTAATGCAAGAAATTTATAATGAGTTGGTTGAGCAAAGATCTACCGCATTACGAATTCAAAACAAAATGTTGTCAATGCTTAAAGAGGCCGAAGACATGACATTAATTGGTCCCGTTATAAAGGAACAACAAAAAATAATTAACGACACAATAGAAAAAAAGTTGAGTTTATCAAAACTACAATCCTCAATTTGGGAAAAATCTCAAAACAGTGATAAAGATTCTGATTTTTCTTTATCTGATGTTGATGATAGTTTATTACAGACTTTGATACAAAAAGATTTAAATAAAGATTCGTTTAGCGATGGTTACAAAATTTAATTATGGGATTGGATAATAAAAATGATTTAGATAACATAAAAAGTAAGGTTTCCGCTTACAAAACCGTTGTGCAAAATAATCAATCAGAAAAAAAAAGAAAGAAGGATCAAACAAAAGAAAAAAATACATTGACCAGTAAAGACGTTAAGAAAAAATTAAAAGATTTACAAAAAAATAAAAATAAAAAAAGAAGTTCTGAAGAACCAGGTCTTTATGAATCATTAATTGATTTATATAAAACAACTATAGGTTATGGAGAAAAGTCAGGAGAAAATTCAAGAAAAAAATCCAAAAATAAATCAGGAAGAATAGGAAACCTAAAGACAAGTAAAATTTTAGGTAATATTTTTTTATTGGCGGTAGAAAATACTAAAGCAAAATTCACTGATATTTTTATAGAATGTATTACTGACACTATTGGTTGTTCTGAAGAACAATCGTACCAAGATATGGTAAATATACCCATCTATATAAAATTAAAACATTTAGACTTGTTTAAAATTTTAAAGATTTCTCCTGATGATCAATATGGTAAATATATGTATGAGTTTGAAACCACTCAAAATGGTCAAGTTCCTTATTCAATGAATAGAGAACTTTATAATAGATTAATTTCTCCACAATCATTTCAACAACAGTATGGACAATCATATATTGGATCATCAGGGGCTCAACTTTTTGACATACAATATGTAAACCAATATACAAACCCGACTACTAACTTAACAGAATATGATGATTATTTTAAAATAACATTATTAAATCAATCATTAAATCGAACAAAAATTAGTGATTTTTTAAGAGATTATTTTGGTAGTATTGAAATATTTGATTTAAACGGATTAATACAATCCATTATGTCCCAACTTATGGGAGCAATACAAATAGGGTTAAACACACCAGCAGATGAATTAAGTGATCTTGAAAAATTTATAAAATTTGTTAAAAGATTAATGGGTATTTGTTCTGATCCGTCAAAAAAAATAGATATATCTGGTAGTGGTAAATTAAGTGATTTGGATTTAATCGATGATTCTTTTTTTGAGCTTTCGCCACAAGATTTATTAGAAATTGATTTTAAAACAGAACTAAAAGTTAATGGTTTAGTAACATTTAAAGATTGCGATGAGGTTAATTTACCTGTCAATGTACAGGCAACCACACAAATTTTAGACGACGTAATTAAAGAAAATAAGGCACAAGAAAAAATAAATAAATTCTTTGAAGGTATTGATTCCATCTCTGAAGATCCAAAATGGCAACAACTTTTAGGACCAAATATAGATATTAACGAATCATTATTATTAGAATTTCTTTTGAACTTACCGGCAAATTTAGTTAAAGCAATTTTAACACCAAAAGTAATGTTAGGGTTTATAATAATGATAAAGGCGATAATTTCTAATGGTTCTGCATTTTTAAACGAATTATTTGAGGACGTAACTGATTTTTTTAAAAAATTTAAAAAATTTCTTCTATGTTTTATAAGAAGAGTTATTGCCATTTTCATAGAACAAATTTTTTCTTTAGTTAAGAAAAATATTAAACTTTTAGTTGAGAGTATCCTTTTAGATATTGCAAAAGAAGCAAAAGATACACAACTTTCAATGTATGCAAATATAGTTTACATTCTTTTTGTTGTTGGTCAGGCAGTGATTGATTACAGAAACTGTAAAAGTGTTTTAGATGAATTATTAAAATTACTAAATTTGGGTCTCAGTCAGTTTAATTTAGGGTTACCGTTATTTGCACTAGCTGGTGCACAATTTTTGGGTGGAGCGTCTGACACAAGAAGTTATGCTAATGTAATAGAGAATTTACAAAACGCAGGATTACCAACAGACGATAATCCTGACGGAACACCAAATTTAATGAATTTGTTTACTAAATCTAAAATAAAGGGACAAAGTAAAGAAAATAAACAAAATGGTAGAACTGAAATTCTAATACCGCCATTGAAAGTAATTGTACCACCATTTGGTGCCGGACCGGGGACTACCCAACCAACAAAAGGATGGGGAAAATCTTATTAATATGAAAACGAAAGAACTAATTGAGATTATAAAAAATTATAAAAATAAATCTAATAAAGATTTAACGAGTGCTTTAAAATTTCTATCTGAAGACTTCGAAAAGACTAAATCTTTAATTATGAAATTAACACACCATTTAGATTCGACAGAAAGTAGTTATAATAAATTATTGGATGAAATAAATAATAGAACAAAAAATGTCTAAAGGAGAAATACAAACCACAGATTCGTTTTCACAAGATATGACACAAAACTTCTACTGGGGGGTTTGTGTTAATAATGAAGACCCTTTAATGTTAGGTAGAGCAAGGATAAAACCAATCAATCTAAAAAATATTGAACAAATAGAAAAGTCTGCAAAAAAAAGTGGATGGGAACCTGATTCCGATAAGGAAACAATTGGGAATTGGTCACCTAAAGATCCTTGGGTTCATTTACCGTTTTTACCTTATTTTATCAATCAAGTACCAAAACCAGGAGATAGGGTGATGATTTTTTACTTTGATAGAAAAAGAACAACGGGTAGAAATAAGTTTTACATGTCTGCACCTTTCTCTTCCCCTTTGTATATCGGAGGTGAAGATTTTAGATCATCAAAAATACATTTAGATGACGGATATGAAAATTCACCAATAAGTGTCCCAAATATTAAAAACATTGACGGAACTTATAAAGACCCATCTAAGTCTGGTGTATTTTCTGAACCAATAGATATATCAATAAATGGTAGGGGTAATTCTGATTTAATAATCAAACAAAATGATGTATTATTAAGGTCTGGTAAACATTTTGATTATCAGAGGGGTGAAATACCTGTAATTAATAATAACAGAGCGTTTTTACAACTTTCTAAATTAACCGACACAGTAAAATACGGAGAACCACAATCTTTTACTAAATTGGTAGATAGAAAAGATCAATTAAAATTTTTAATAGAATATTATTGTACAACCATGAACACCCAAGTAGATGTTTTCAGTGGAGGAGTTAGAATAATTCAATTACCCTCAAACAACTCTTTTGAGACTCAAGTTGGTTTTTTCGATTATGACACCAAATTATCGGGACAAAGCACATATGGTATTGTATATAATTTGAACATACAAGCAAAAACATTTGAAGAATTTGTTCAATTAATAGTTGGTACAGTAAGAAAGTTTCACGATGATCCTACTTTTTGTAATATACAAAAAGATCAACAATTTCCTTTTTATTATAGACCTGGTGAACAAATAAGAAATGTATTATCAAATCTATCGGGTAATATTGATTTAATATCTGTTGATAATATGTCGAGATTAATAAACTCAACAATTGTAACAGCAACAGATTTAACACCCGGTTATGGTGATGTTTATAAAAATTTCAAACAACCTGAGCCTTTTAATAAAGTACAAGAAATTGTAGTACCCGCCACGGTGGTAAAAGGAGATAATACGGTAGCTACTTTAGGTGCAGACCAATTATTTTTATTGAGTCATAAAAGTACAATACCAGGTAAAGACCCGATAAATTTGAATGGTACGATTTATGGAATAACGGGTAATACTTTTAATGATATAATTTCACCAAATACATCATCAACAGTTAGGGGTGAGGAATTGATGGAACTATTACAATTAATTGTAAACTTTTTAATAACTCACGATCACCCATATCCGATGTTACCACCAAGTCCTATATGTAGGTCTTCAAGTATTTCAACAGATGATGTATTAAAAAAAATGCAAGAAGCATATCAAAAAGTTTTAAATAGTAATATTCGGATTAACTAAGTATTTATAATAAAAATACTTGAATGTCAATACATAGATCCTATTTTAATAAATCTAACACATTAATAGACAATTCCTACACTAACACGGGAAGAAATCCCATTGTTGAATTATTTTATGGTAGGGTTGATAACGTTGCAGTTCCTTTGGGGTATAGTCGTTATATTTTCAATATTGATTTAACAATTTTGAATGAAAAAATAACAGACAATACAATATCCCTTAGTTGTAATGGTTATAGTGGTTTAACTCACTCTTTAAAAATGAAAAATACTTCTTTTTTTGATAAAGAGTTATTCAATGATAAAACTTCACAAGGAAGAAGAAGAGCAACTTCATTTGATTTAATTTTATTTAGAATACCTAAAACTTCAGGATCGACAGGAAATCCACAAAATTGGGATTCGGGTGTTGGTTACGATTATTATGATTTCGGTGTAACTAACTTGAATGATAGATCTTTTTCCCAAAGACCTTCAAACTGGTTTGAAAGAACAACAATAAGTGGGTGGTCAACTAACGGTATTTATAATAATGAAAATTCCGTAACAGGGAGTGGTGTTAATTACTCGGCACTTACAATTGTAGATACACAACATTTTGAATTTGGTGATGAAGATATTGAGTTCGATATGACAAATGAAATAAATTCAATATTAAGTGGTGGTACTACGGGGGTTACAGGATGGGGTATTGCATTTTATCCTGAAGTTGAAAATATTTCAGGTCTAACAGAAAATTACTCTGTTGGTTTTTTCTCTCCTCACACCCAAACATTTTATGAACCCTTTTTAGAAACAACATATGATGATTATATAAATGATGATAGAAATAGTTTTTACGCCAATTCAAATAATAATTTATATTTATACGTTTATGAAAACGGAAATCCAATAAATTTGGACTCATTACCCACAGTAGATATATTAGATTCTAATGGTGATGAGATTAGTGGATTTACCGCACTTACCACATGTTTAGTCACAAAAGGAGTATACAAAGTTAATGTTAATAATTTAACTTCAGATAGTATTCCTTGTTTGTTTAATGACGTTTGGGGAGGGTTATCAATTAACGGTACATCATTGGATGATGTAGAAAATGAATTTGCAGTTTTGAAAACAAACGGTAATTACCAGATAGGGACTACAACGAGTAAACCTAAAATATTCGGGTTCAATGTAGGTGGGATTAAACAAAATGAAAAAGTATTAAATACCGATATTAGAAAAGTTAATTTGACTATTAAACAGGCCTACACCTCATCTCAAGTTTTAGAAAGTGTTGACGTTTATTATCGTATATACGTCAAAGAAGGCGCAAATACCGAAGTACAAGTTCAAGAATGGACAAAGGTTAATAAAACACCTGACGGGTATTATTTTGTATTTGACACGAGAGATAAAATACCAAACGAGTATTATGTGGATATTAAAGTTAACACAGATAAAAATGTGGATACATATAAAAGGGAACTTCAGTTCCAAATAGTAAATAAAATGTGATATGAATATAAATCAAATTATTAGAAAAGTGCTAAGAGAAGAAGAAAAAAAACACTCAAGTAGATACATGTTCTTTTCAAATTTAGAACAAATTAAAAGGCAGTGTGAGATGTTATTGGACATGGATCAAGATGAAATTGAATCTATTTTAGATGATGGTCATGATTGGGCGCAAGACCATATTGCTGAAGCAAAAAATAATATGGATCAAGTTTTCGATTTTTTAAAAAACGAAATAGAAGGTGAAAATGAATACGAAGAAGAGGAAGATGAGGACATGATTGAAGAAGGTCGTAAAAAAACAGGAACTAAACTTTGTGCTAGAGGTAAATCGGCAGCTAAAGCAAAATTTGATGTGTACCCGAGCGCCTATGCAAATGGTTATGCCGTTCAAGTATGTAAAGGAAAAATTAAAGGTTTAGATGGTAAAAAACATTGTTCAGGGGCTTATTGTTAAAGACTTGATAAAATATTTCTTACAATAATATCTATGGATTCTTTTTGGGTCTTTTTCGGTTTGTAAGATGTCATCACAGGTTTTTGTCCTTTTCCTGATTGTGTATCTTTTTTTTCCGCTCTTCTTTTTTGTTGACAAGCCGATCTTTTTTGTGAATCAGACATTTTACTGGCAACTCCTGCCGCTCTACATTTAGGATATGATCCAGTACTCGCGTCAGACCTACCACAAGGTGGATGTTTACCGTCAACTTTTCTACAAATATCAACCCAAGGTCCTTTTGGTTGTTTTGAACCTTTGGGTTTTTTCTTTTTACCAAACCAAACGGCCAAATCTTCATTTAATGGTATGTTGTTTAAATTAACCCATTCGTTAACCGGAACAATTCTTTTACCCTTACCCGGTGTTTGATTGACTATTCCGCCTTCTTCGTCACTAAGTTGTTTGTGTGTTTTATTGTATTTTGAAATTTTACGTGATTTTGACTCTAATTTTTTAGAGTTTTTTTTATGTGAATCCATTGCACCGTCATAACTATCATACTCTAAATCCGAATTAAAAAAATCTGAAACTTTTTTAGTAAATGGACCCAACTCTTCTTTGTCCCAATAAACTTCACCCATAGTTAGTGGTCCATTATAATAACCACCATACCTTGATGAGGTTAATTCATTTATTATACCTTTAACTATTCTATTGACGTTCATCTTTTTTTTTCTAATAAATATCTATATATGGTCAAATGTGTATGATAAAATACTAATGATATTATACCACAAGTCTCAGCCCAAAATAATCCGTCAAATAAAAAAATTGCAGACATTAAAAATATAAAAAAATAATATCTAAACTTTTTTATACTCCATAAAGAAACTGCAGAGAAAATAAAAAATAGTATTGCAAAAATATTATGTAATATAAAATGGTCAGTAACAGAAAAAGAAGTTAAAAGAAGTAGTAGTGTTGCGGGTATTCTCCATTTTGGTAATTTGAAAAAGAAAAAACTAACAAGTGCGTTTGTGATAATAAATAAAGGTTGTAATGGTGTGTCCCATACTCTAGATATTGCTTGATTGTCACCGTATAGGAAATAAATGATGAAAGGTTGAGCTACCGCAATTACCGATGTAAACAACCTTTCAAACATATCCCATCTATTCATTCACATTAATTTTATTATAATTTATTTGATTTTCGGATATTATCATTATTCCACAATGGTTGAAGGTTGTCTAACGACCAACAAGACATAAATTCTTTATCACCAATTTCTGTTATTTGAAACGATGATATTGGTTTTATATGGTCTACGTGCCATTCACCATAATTGTCCCAAGTCATATTATCTTTAAATTTACTTTCTAAATGTCCTACTAAGTTTTCTGGCGAATATTTAAGTATGTCAAAATAGTGTCCTTTTTTTTGGACTTTGTTTTCTTTTAATACTTGATAGATTGCCGTTCTGAAGTTGGATATTAGTTTATAAATTGGATCAGTCGCTTTACGTATTTTTTCGTAGTTTTTTTTTGTTTCACGAATTTTGTCTATGTTTTTTTCACGGTATTCTTTTAAATATTGTTTTCTGTGTTCTTTGTTTTGTTCGTACCAATTTTTGGATTTATTACACATATAATCTTTATTTTTGTCCCTCCATTTTTTATCTGCAACTTTTTTACCCCCAATATTTCTTCTACCTGATGGGCCCATAATAACACCATTTTCTTTTAAAATCTTTAAGATTGTTGGCTTACTAATGCCCGTTTTTTGTGAAATAGTGTGAGAACCAAATAATTCTTCATTATACATTTTTAAAATTTTATCTATTTCTTCTTTAATTAGTTCTATTTTCTTCATAATTATAAATATAATACATTTTACCAAAAAACATATAGTAAATATAAAAAAATAAAAAAGGAGACAATATCTTGTCTCCTTTGTAGGTTATTTTAAGATTTTGATTATCTCAATTCTCTTAAATCAAACGTTCTAACACCATCAACGGTAATTCGTCCGTAGAAGCGATTATTTACCATCTTCTTAGCGTATCTGGTCATAATACCTTTGATAGGCGTGAAGTTGAATGGGTTATACATAGTAGGTGTCAATTGTAGAGGAACATACGGTGCGTAAACGTACCCTGTGTCTAACAATGAAGAACCTTTGTGACCCAACAATACTGTATTTGGTGGGAAGTAAGGGTCTCTATACACTTGGTATCTTCCTGCCAATGTACCAACTCTTTCAATACCCATATTGTATTGATCTTGCTCAGGAGACGCGTTAGATACGTGGAAGTATTCTAAATCATCAAAGATTGCAGAAATCTCAGAAGAAACAACAATCCAGTTAGCTCCACCTCTTAATGTAGACTTGTGGATTTGTGCTGAAATTTGGTTGATTGCTGTAATCAAAGTTTGATTCCAATCTTTTTGTGTGTATTGAGTTAATGGGTTAGAAGCAGTACCTCTTTTCCATCCGTTGTAATCCCATCTTAGGTTCCAAGCTGCTCCTTTTCTAAGGTCTCTCAAGATTTCTCTATCGATTTCTGCTGCCACTTGTTCAGACAATAAAGCTGTTAATTCAGCCTCAGCGTCGATGTTATGGAATGCAGAAACGTCTTGTGCCAATTCAGGTGACCATTGCGCTCTTAGTTTTCTTTCTGTAACAGAAACAGTAACTGACTCAAGGTCAAAAGAAACTTCACCAATTTTGTCTTCAAATTCCAATTCTTTGTATCTTCTATAAGTTGCTTCAAATTGAGAACCTGCAGTTGTTGTACCAGCGACAGTTGTAGTTAAACCTGAGTAACCATCTAAAGAGTTTGCTCCGATTGAACAAGGAACTTGTAAATCAACTTCTAAGTAGATAATACCTGCTTGGTCACAAATATCATCATAAGATCCTCCATTACCTGTTGAAGACCATGTTGTAGTTGCTTGAGAACCATATTGTACGATACCTTTACCATATTTTTGAGTTACTACTCTAAATAATAGGTTACCTGAACCAGCTCCTGAGAACGCCCCAGAACTTACAGCGTTGATAGTTAAGTCTGAAAGGAACGCTTCGTTATCCATTTCTTGACCATCAGGTCCGATAAGTTTTCCAGCACCTGCTGAAGAAAATCCTGAAAGTGCTAAAAGAACTTTTCTATATTCACCTGTTGTGTATCCTGATTGTACTAAAGAACCGTTAGACCATGCAACTGTTTGTACTGCGGTTGAAGTAATAGCAGTATAAGAACCTTTTGAATAATCGAAAAGACCTGCAGGATCTAATCCGGCTTCATTTCCTTCGTAAAATCTATCATAAAGGTTTTTACTTCCGTCAGTGTACCCTTGAGTAGGATCTGAATTTGGAGAAGTTGGTCCGCCGATTGGTGGATAATGATCAATAGAGTTTGATCCTGCCGCTTGATAACTTTGAATTTTAGGTACGAAGTAGAACAATTTACCGATAGGTAAGTTCATTGCTTGTACTGATACTAAATCATTAGCCAATAATTTAGAAAATACGCGTCTTACGATTGGGAAAACTACAGTTTCAAATGAACCTGAGCTATCAGTCGCAGCCGCTTCGTTAATTAGGTGAGATGCTTGATTTTCATATAATTGTGCCATGTTCTCTTTAACGTGTCCTTTAAGACCGTCTAGGAATCCTAATCTATCCCATTTGTTAATTGTATCTTCTTTGATAACTTTAAGGTGTTTCAAACCTATGTTACCAACAAGACCTGATTCTAATAATGCTCCCATTTTTTTATTTTTAATTAGAGTTTATTTTTTTTATTTTATGTATATAAATATACAGTTTTTTAAAAAAGTTTATTTTTATTTAATTTTTGTCATCAAATCCTTCATTCTCAAGAATTGTGGATTCTCATAAGTTTTACTTTCAATCAAATTAGTTGCAGAACCGCTTTGTGGAGTTTTTGTTACTTTTCTTTCAATAGATTCTTTCACAACATTACCTTTTTGGTTATTGTTATCTAATTCGTTTTTAATTGATTTATAAAGATTTTTTGATTCTTTCAAAGTTTCAACATTGTCAAATCTTCTAAGAATATTAATCTTTTCTTGTTTTGTTGTTGAATGTTCCGTGAACAATCTAGTTGAATATGCTAAATTAGAATTGAAGACAGCAACTTCATTAAGTTTATTTCTGAAAAAATCTAAAGCTTTTTTATATTCTTCATTTTTTTCTCTTAATACTTTTATCTCTTTAGTTCTGTTTTCTGAAACTCGTATAGGTGTCGCAACTCTTCCTCTTTCAGATCTTCTTCTATATGTCATAGTTCTTGAAGCTTCTTTAGTTTCTGTTTCTTTATCATCTTCATCGTTTACAAGTTCATCGTCCTCTTCCTCATTCCATTCACCAAACTCAGATTCCTCATCTGAAATTTCAGTAACCCCTCTTTTTAATTTCGATGGGTATTTAAATTTCATTTTACCTATTCTACCTTTTGATTTGAAAGATTCTTCTAAATCTTCTTCTTCAGATTCTTCTAAATCTTCTTCTTCAGATTCTTCTAAATCTTCTTCTTCAGATTTGTCCATTTCTAATTCATAGATTGTTTCATCTGCGTCTTCATGCATTTCAAATTGAGAATCTTCGTACATGTCTTGCATTTCATACATATCTTCCATTTCATACATATCTTCCATTTCATACATATCTTCCATTTCATACATATCTTCCATTTCATACATATCTTCCATTTCACCCATATCCATATCTACATCTTCAATATCAGTTTCCATGTCTCTAAATGATCTTCTACGACTTGGTCTTTCGCCTTCTTCATCTTTAAATTGTATTTCATACAAAACATCTTCGTTTATTTTTGATCTCATGTCATTTCTTTTTTTACCCTCGGTTTGAATTAGATAATCTTTGTTAGTTTCATTGTCTGAAAGGTGTAAAAAATTACCTTCTTTTTTAACAATGATACCGTCCTCATCACCCATAGCTTTAAAAACCTTTAAAACTTCTTCAGGAGACGCAGATGTCATATCCAAAGGAGGTATTTCATTATCATCCATTGATACTGATTGTAGACCTTCATCTTCCATGTCTTCCATGTCTACCATGTCTTCATCTTCCATGTCTACCATGTCTTCATCTTCCATGTCTTCCATGTCTTCATCTTCCATGTCTTCCATCTCAATAGATTCTTCTTCGTCACCCATGTCGTCTGTTGCTTCCGCATCAACTTCTACCTCTTCTTCATCAGAAACTGGTACTTCTTCTTGTTCTCTAAGTGACTTTCTTTTTCTTTTCGAATCATTCAATGATTCCTTAACTAATTCACTGATTTCTTCCTTCATAGTTGAAGCAAGTATTCCTTTTGCGTTTTCACTGATAGCTTCCTCAACAGCTTTAATTTTTAATAAAGTGTCTTCTACTATCGATTTTGTTTGCATACTCATTATTTAAAATAGTATTTTGATCGTTTATTTATCAAATAAATATATGGAAATACAAAAAAATTATTTTTATGCAAAAAAAAAGGAGACTAAGATGTCCCCAATATAAAAAATTACAATATTAATTAGTATTATTCTATCACTTCATCTATCTTACTTTCAACAATCGCAGTGATTCTCCAATCTAATGTGTAAGACTCAAAAACCTTTGTGACTTTAGCCTCAACGTCAGTTGGTGAATAACCCTTAACTAATTTTTCTTCTTTCACTTTTTTAATTTTACCCGTGTTCTCGTCAACAAAGTCAGTTGAGATTTTTGCTACAAAATATTTTTCATCCATAATTATTATTTTTTAATTACCTAAATAATCGGATAATCTTTTCATTAAGTCAACAGATTTACTCAAAGGATTAGATGATAATTCTATATTTTCGTTTTCAGTTAATTTTTCTTCGTATTTAGTTCTATCACCTTTGTTTAAGTAAAGATAAGCCCCTGGAGTCGACGGTGAAGATACTAAATCAAAACAAATCAATTCGAAATCGTCCTGCACTTCATTTTGTTCACCTTTTTTTACTAATGACCCAACACCTCTTGACGATACACCCATAGTTACACCTTGCCTCATCATATTGGCTGCAATATCACCTTTTGAAGATACTATACCTCTTTCGTGAAAACCAGGTGTTGTTAATAGTTTAATTTTTCCAACAAGTACATTATCTTCCCACCAAACATCGGTTATTAAATGAGCAACTCTATCTAAATCAATTAACGAAGACTCTGGGTGATTCAATTCAGATATTGACATACCCCTCTCGATCATTTCTTTATATCTTTCTGCTTCTCTTTTTAATATTTTCTCAGGATAAATTCTTCCATTCCTATTTGGAACTCCATATTTTTGTAATGTGGCGAAGAATTCGAAAGGTTTTGAATAATCTAATTGACCATAAGATTCTTTAATAACTTTACTGTTTCTATATTCATTTGGGTTAATTGTACCCGCATCCCACTCAACTAATATTCCTTTACCTGTATCGTTTGGTCCTAATATTTTCATAATCTTTTTTATGATAAATATTATATTAATTCAGTTTCTTTGTTTTTTGTTTTACTTAATGTAAAATACTTTGATTTTTTTAAATCATCATAATAAACTGATGATATTATTTTTTTTATTTTAGAACGTAATATTAGTGATTTAAAATCTATTGTTTTATCGTGAACGAAAATTGTTATTTCTAAATTTAAAAAACTTTTTTTATTTTTTTGTATTCCACTTGTTCTTAAATCTAAATCTACTATTTGTTTTCTTTCAAATGTTGAGGTTTCTATTACTTCTATAAGCGTGTGTGATATTTTTCTTTTTATCGTACCTGTTATCTTGTTCCAATTTTCATCTTCATTTAATGGTTCTATCCAAGTTTGCAATACTAAATAAACGGATTTTAATTCTTTAGAATCTACTGTACCATAATAACATTTTGCGTCATCAAAAATATTTAATTTTGATGTTTTTCCTTTTTTCATTTCTCATAACTTACAAGTTTATTTTTTGTAATAATAATAAAAAAACAAACTGTTGTCAAAAATTAAAAAATATCTTACTATTTATATATCAAAACCAAAAAAAATATGATTATAATTCCTGTAAAAAATGAAAAATCAATTGAGCAAGCTCTGAAGGTGTATAAGTTTAAAATATACAAAACAAAACAAATACAAAAACTACAGGAAAGACAAGAATATAAAAAACCTTCAGTAAAAAGAAGATCACAAATTCAAAAAGCAAAATACAAACAAAAAAATCAATTAAGTTCTTGATCGTTTTTATTTTTATCTTCGTATTTTTTACCAAAAATTACTTCAGTTGAAGTTAGACCTAAAGACCCAAATGCTAATAACGCAATGGAATCAACTAATGTTTCATTAGGACAAAGTTTACCCGCAGAAAATAAACTTACAAATAATGCAACAATCAATGATAATACGCAAAGTATTCCCGTAAATCTTTTAGACGATAGTGTTTGATTACCAGAACCAAGTAATGACTTTAAAAATTTCATAAACCAACATTTAATTTTTTTAATTTATAGTAATCATAATAGTTACATTTAGCTTCTACTATTTTTTGAATTGTTTTATTAATTGACTCGTCAACCCCTTTTTCACTAGATTCATTTAAAGTTGATTTTAATTTTTTTATAACCTCCTCTTTTAGTGATTTAAATTCTTTTTTCATTTCTTCAAAATTTATAGATAAAATACTTTCTAATTCTTTCTTTTCGTTTTCATTCAAACCGGTTAGTTCATTTTTTAGATTATCGTTAGCTATTTTTACCATAGATGATATAGGTATGTTTACATATTCAGTTATATCTTTTCTAGTCTCTTCTTTTGTGATTATATTTTTAATATTTTTTTTAGATTCTAAAATACTTTCTAAATTTTTGATACCTTTTTTATAAATTACATTATCTATGTCGTAGTAATTATTCGAAGTTACCTTATTCCAAGAATTAATCCAATGACTCAAATGTCTCAAACGTTTAGTTTGGCTTTCTATTAATATTTGAGAATATTCAATTGCCTCATTAATATAATCATTTGAAATTTCTTTTGGTAATCCTTTGTTTTTTGATAAGTCGTCATATATAAAATATAATTCGGATAAGTCCTTATTTTCTAAAACTATATGTTTAAATTCAAACATAAACCTTTTAAACTCAGGTTTTTTTGCCAACGTAATTGCTGTGTTTTCTATTTTTGTTTTAATTGATCCGAAAGTGCTCATAGAATTTTTTATTTATAAATATCACTTATCAATCAAATCTTTCAGTTTGTTATTAATTTCGACCAACGAATTTCTTCCTTTTGATAAATCCATGTAATCTACACCATTAAAAAGTGTTTCTTCTACTATTAAATTTAAATCATCTTTTTTGAATCTTTCAGGTAATGTAGGTTCAGACGCGGGTGGTTCAGATCCTCCTGCCGGTGGTTCAGACCCTATGTCCATAGAACCACCACCCATGTCAGGTGAAGACGATGTATCTGAAGCAGCGCCTCCACTAGTGTCCGTTGACCCTCCTGTACCCATAGTAAATGTGGCACCACTTTTAGGTTTATATAGGTTATCAATATTATCAAAAAGACCTGTTTTTGATATAATTTCGGCGGTTTTAGCTAATTCACCTGAGACAGCTCTTTCAATTCTTTGTTGTTGTAAATCTAACCTTATTTCTTCATCAGAAAACCCTAAAATGTGTTTTTTAGCCCATGATGCCGAAACAGGTGCTACTGAATTTGGTATTTCCGCAACAGCATCTTTATACAATGTTATTTTTTCTTTCCAAACCTCAACACCTAATAAATCTGCTTGTTTAGATGGGTTGTTTAATCCTAAAGTAAAGTTCGTCAACTCATCTTCAAATCCTAATAAAAATAAATGTATGATTGCTATTTTATTTAATTCGGATATCATTGATTTTTGTATTCTATTAATAGTTCTTGCAAATCTAATATCAAGTAACGAAAGGTTTTTACCGTCACCAACCGCTTCCTCAAACCCTAAATACGCTTTAGGTATTCTAAGTGCGGTTACTAATTTTTTCTGAATATATTCAATATCTGCAATTTCTGCTAAGTTTGCTGCGCCGGCCAATGTTTCAATAGGCATGGTAGCCGCAGGGTCCCTAACAGGAATGAAGTAATCTTGATCAACCGCCAATTGGTTATATCTCATATCAACATTTCCTGTTTGTGGGTCGGCTATTTGATCTCTTTTAAATTTAGATGCAACCCTTTGTACATATGCATCCACATCCTTATCATCCATGTTACCAACAAATACTTTAAATACTCTTCTTTCAGGTGCTCTTGAAACTCTATAAATTAACATTGCATCTTCACAAAGTAGTAATTGTTTCCATATACGTCTTGCCTTTTCTAACATAGAAGTACCATAAGGTAATTTTCTATCGTCACCTAAAATTCTAAAATGACCAATTTCCCAAGTATTAAACTCCATGTTTTTTTCTTTCCAAGTAAACTTTAAAGACTCGTTTTCTGTTTCTTTACCATATGTTGAGGAATTTATTTTCATACCTCTTTCCAATCTTTCTACTTGAATGTTTGGTAATTGTTGACACCCTACAATTCCTCTTTCAGGATCAAGTTTTAAATAAACAAAATTATCCCCGTACTTACAAGTATTTCTTGTCCACATAGGTAAATTTGTGTTAATATCTAATCTATTATTAAATAGATCGGCCAATACCGTTTTAATTCTTTTAGACTCTGAATAAATTTTTAATATATATCCATCTTTATCAGGTGTTGTGGATTCTTCAGAATAAATGTCAAGAGCCGCCGAAATTTCAGGAGTGTATTCCATTGATTCATAGTCATAATAAGAAGCGATCCTTGTCGGTTCGTAGTAAACCGCCTGTTGATATAAATTACTTTCAACCTTTTGCCATTGTTTACCAATGTACATACTTTGTTGTGCTTGTAATTTTTCTGTTTCAAATTCAGACTTATTTGTTGTTTTAAGTAATTCTTTTTTGTCAAACTTAAAAACTGGTGCTTGTTGGTCTAATGTTGAGTTAGGTCCAAAAACTCGACCTAATCTTTGCCAAACTGTATATTTTTGTTCTGCCATAATCTTTTTTTAAAAAAAATAACATCAGAGAATAAAAACTAAACTCTTCTTCCTCCGAATAACCATAAATACTTTTGATAATCACTTTGTGATAAAGTGTTTCTATTCATTGTCATTCTATCTGATGGGTTTACAGGTAACCCAGGATTAAAATTCATTGATGAGTCTTTATACTGTGTTTTTTCAGTTGACCATGATTCTAGCATTGCCTTTGCTTGTTCTGTCGCTTTTTCTAACTGAGCAAATGAAGTTTCACCAACATAAATCGCCATAGCAAATGCCATTATTAAATCATCATGTTGACCTTTTTGGTGGTCAGGTCTACCGTTTACATACACAAACGTGTTCAATTCGTTATAAAGTCTTTGTGACCTCATTGCGAAATCAAACCTTAACGCTTCTTCAAATGATTGGATTATTAAAACCCTTTTTGAGTTAAAGTTAATTCCTGGAATTTTATCTTGGTTTTTAGGGTCCCACTTCCATTTATCTGCAGGATTTACACCGTCTACATATAAATTTTTGTAACCAAGTTCTTGTAGTTTTCTTGATGTAGATACCCCCATACCACCTGTAATATCAGTAACAATAAATGCATTATACATAGTTGCCCATTTAAAAGCGATTTCTGCCAAAATATCAGGAGGAACTTTACCAATATATTCTAATACTTGTTCTCTTTCATCAAAATCAATAATAGATAAAGTACTAAAATCTTCACTATCCCCTCTTGATACGTCAACACCCATAATATATCTGTGACCTGAAACCGGTTCTTTCCATTGCCAAAGAGATCCGCCCATAAATTTATTTTCAGGTTCTTTAATGTGTTTATCTTTAATTTTTTTCATGGTTTCTGCAGGAATAACATTATCCCCCGAACCTAAAAAATTACATTCTAACTCTTGCGAAATCTTTCTCTTATCAAACTTTAATTTTTTGGCCATCGCCTCAAACCAAGAACTGTATGGTTTGTAACCTTCGTTTTCTATTTTTTGTTTTATTTCATCAAAGTTTCTTTCACTTACTTTAATTTTACTATAGTCTATGGTAATTTCTTCATCTATATAATCACCTCTATTCAAAATGTAATGAATAATATCATTACATTTAATCAATTTTAAATCTTTAGAGTATCTTGGATCTCTAAACCAATACATTTCAGTAATTTTAAAGTCGTTCATACCTTTGACCGCCTGACTGTAAATTGAATAGTAGATTGGATCAAATCCGTTTGGCGTTGAAATTACAATAACCTTACCTCCTGTTGATAAAGATGCCATACACGCAGACCAAAAGTCTTCGTCAGCATTAATATATGCCGCCTCATCAAAAATAAGAATTGTTGGTGTATAACCACGTAAAGCGTCTTTTGATGTTGCAACTGCTTTTACCTCACATCCATTAGTCAATTTAAAATGTCTTTGTGAATTTTTTTCAGAAGAAAACCCAACACCAATCCATTTTGGCCATTGATCAACAAAGGCTCTTACTTTATTTGCCATCTCAACCGCAGTATCCATTTTGTTAGCAATAATCAGGATTTTTTCAGGTTTTTCTTTTTTTGCAAAAACTAATCTTTTTGATGCCCATGCTGACGTAACAGTTGAGACACCAGCTTGTCTGTATTTTAATGCAATATTTTCTTCACAAGTGTCGTAATCAGTTACTAACGTAACTTGGTCATTAAATAATTCTAATGGGACGTATTTAGATTGTGTGTTGTCATAAGTTTGAAGATATGTTTTAAGGGCATAAGGTGTATTATTTACACATTTCGCATATTCTAATAACGCTTGTTCCCTTGTTAATGACATTCATTAGTTTTATCTTTTATTCAAAAGTTTTAAAATATCTTTTTTTGAAACCTCATTATAAATATGCTTTTCAATAAGATTCATAATGTTTTCCTCAATTTTTTTAACTTGACTTTCTTTTGTTTCTTTTTTCTTGGGTAATCCTTTGTGTTTTGTTTTTGCAAAATCTAACACATCGGATTTTTTCATATCTTTTGCGGCCTTTCCCGCCTTACCTTTTTTAGGGATATCTCCTTTTTGCATCCCTCTAACAATTCCAAAAAACTGTTGTTGTTTTTTTGAAAGTGCCTTTTCTGTCATTTCACCTTCTGTTTGTGTTAAAACTGTTTTCCCCGCATCGTTAGCCACCGAATAATTTCCGGATACCGTAGTTTTAGAACCAACAGGAAGTTCAATTTGTTTTACCGTTTTATTTGTTACTTTAGGTGCTGGCTGCTCTTTCATTTCTTTACTTTTAACTTTTTCATAAAGAATATTGATTTGTTGATTAGACATTTTTTCTAAAGTATTAATAGAAAATCCTTCATGTAGAAGTTTAACTTTTTTAGGATTCATATGTTTCATCTTGAACTAAATTTTTTTCCCATTTTAATACGATATCTCTTTCGTATAATTTATTTTCTACTGATTCAACAGTATCCCCATAACCAAAAACTAATCGTTTTCTTTTATGTATTAATATTTCATCACTATCAGATCTTTCCCAAGCTAAACTTATTACACCATCAATCGCATCGTATACTCCAAAAAAATCAGAGTTTTGTATTAGATTAAGATCAATCTCAGAGTTTTTTAAAACACCAACTTTTTTTATATAATTAATATCAGGTGGTGATGGTTTACTAGACGCTGGTTCGGCGTCCCACTCATCGCCCCAAACATCATCTAAATCTGAAAAAATAAATTCATATATATTATCTCCTTTATAGTTTGGTCCAAGTTCGTTTACGTACACTAATATCATATTACTATACCCCTAGGTGTTATTTTTATATGCTTACCATTTTTTACAAAAACTAAATTTTCTTTATTAGTTTTACCAATAAATTTTACGTTTTGAGTTTCCATCAAACTCAATGCGGTGTATCTTTGAATTTCAGTTTCACTTAATAAGTTAATTTCTTTTTTAATTTGTACCTCTTTTATTTTATTTTTTAAATAATCTTTTTTCTTTTTTTCTTCAATTATATTTTTTTCTGAGGGATTAATAAAAAAATATTTAGAAAGTATTTTTTCAACAGACTCTTTCATTGGTGGTGCCGATAATTCTTCATTACCCGTTTCTGCGGATTCTTGCGTTCCTGCTCCTTCACCACCTAATAAGTCGTCTTCACCTTCTGCTGAAGGCATTTCCTCCCCACCCATCGGTTCTTCCATTTCACCTCCCTCTAAATCTAAATCACCCTCGCCTGAATCATAGTCGTCGTATTGCTCCAACTTATCAAAAATATCGTCTCTGTCGTCGTCATCCAAAGACTTAACATTAATGGCAGAAATTAAAGAATTTAAAACATATTTTTTATCTTGGGAATCCATTCCTTTTTCTTTTTCATATTCCCTAACTTTTTGACTTAACCTACCTGTAAGTTTTTGTATCGCCTTTAAACTAACTTTTGACTCTCCACCTTCATCTTCAGAATCCATACCCATTTCATCATCTTCTGGCTCTGACATTCCCATGTCTTCGCCTTCATCACCAGGTTCAGTAGGTTCCGCATCCATTCCCATGTCTTCAGACCCTGGTTCGGTTGGTGTTTCCATACCTCCTTCCGCATCAGGTGCAGGTGGTTTTGCTTCATCACCTTCCGCATCAGGTGCGGGTGGCATACCCTCAGTACCTGTAGCATCAGGTGCGGGTGGCATACCCTCAGTACCTGTAGCATCAGGTGCGGGTGGCATACCCTCAGTACCTGTAGCATCAGGTGCGGGTGGCATACCCTCAGTTTCAGCAGGTTTGGTTTTTTTAGTCTTTAGTACGAATTTTTTTTTTCTTTCAGGTTGTTCTCCTAATAATGAAATACCTTCGTAATTTTCATTTAATCTGTTAGTTTCGGCAGCAATTAAATTTAATCTTTTTAAAGCCTCTGAATAAGATCTATAATATTTTCTTTGTCTAATATCGTCAACATAATTAAGGGTACTTTCATTAATACCTTTCTTAATAATATATCCTGATTTTTCTAATACAATACCATATGTGTAACCATCAGCCAATTGAATTGAGTATGTGTTAGTCTTACTTTCGGTTAATGTATTATCTTTTGGAGTTTCCTTGTAAGTCGCAATTTCAATCATTCTTTTTATTTTTGCAATCCCTTCAAGTTTTTCACTACCAAGTGGTCTTAAATCTCCCATGTTATTTTTTTTTTAATTGTTTAATAATTATTCAAATTTTAATTTTGAAATTAATTTTTTTATATAAATATATCTTTACTTAATAAATTTTTAATTATTCCGCATTTTGTTGTTCTAACGAAAGTTTTTTATCGGTTATTTTACTTTTAAAATTTTCTAATTTAGATATATAACCATTCCTCCTCAAAAATTTAAAAACTAAATTTTCGTATGAATATTCACCTTCTTTTGATAATCCACAAACTCTATACTTTCTTAATTTATCTTTATATTTAGAAACTAAAAGTATTGCGTCTTCTAAATCCTCATCTTCTGCGTTTTCTAAAACACCGTCAATAATATCCATCCACTGTTGAGATTTATCCTTTAATTTTTTAGTGTCTATTTCAAAATTTTCTTTAACTGGTTTTCTTATCCATTTATTATTAAGTAATGAGAATGACCCCATACTTTTTTCCTTTTCTACAATATCTTGAACAAAAAACTCAGTTTCAAATCCTTTTATTCTAATATCATGTGCCGCATTAAATACTGTTTTTTTTAACCTAAACAGTTCAGAATATAGTTCTTTATTTTTCCCTCCCTCATCAAAATCGTATATAATGTGTACATCAAAGTCTGAAAACTCGCTCCAATTGAAACCAACTAAAGAACCTATAAAAATTATGTCGTGAACAAAAAAATCAACATCTAAATAATCTATAAAAATTTCAGCAGCCTTTAATAATCTATCTCTAATTTCTTTTTTTATTATATAATCATTACCTTTTTTAATCCATACATCTGGATTTAATTCGTCTTGCAGATAAAAACTATTTATAATTTTTTTTGTATTGGACATTTTTTAAATTTTTTTGTATTGGTATTTTTTTGAAATCTCAGTATTAAAAAATTTACCTTGTGATTCGGATAATCTAAATTGCGAATAAACATTATGTGGTACATTGTCATATTCATACTTTGCACCATTTTTAAATTCTGTTACTAATTTTTTTGTTTCTAAATCATATTCAGTTTGAACTAAGTTAGACGAATCGATTTCACAAACAATTTTAGTTCCTGTTATTGTGGTTGTTTTAATTGCCATTTTTTTAAAAAGTTTTTTATATAAATAGCTTAAATTAAAAAAAAGTACATATATTTGTATTGAACAAAACTTTCAATCATGTATAAATTATTTTCATTAGTATTTTTATTTAATATTTTAGTTTCTTTTTCTCAGGAAAACACAAACGATCAATATTGGATAAATAAAAGTAAAGAAGCATACAATAAAATTAATTACGATAGTGTTAGTTTAGAAGTAATTAAACTAATAAATAATTATAGAATATCTCAGAACTTAAATGAACTTACATTTTCTAAAGAACTTACCGATTATTCAAAAAATTGGGCAAAATTATCAGTAGTTGGTCAAGTAACCGGACACTCAAAAATAGAAAAATATGGATATTTGTGTGAAAATATAAATACAATTAATTCTATTGGAACCCCTAATTATACTGTAGAAGACTTACAAAAAACACCAAATAAAATTTTTAATAGTTGGGTTAAATCAAAGTACCACAACATAAATCTTTTAAATTCTAATGCAAAAGAAATAGGTTTATCAACCGTAACCACATTTGATAATTCATACAAACTTAAATGTGTTATGGTTTTAAAATAAATTGAAAAATGTTTTTGTATATAAAATTATTTTAGTATCTTTGTAAAAATCAATTAAATTAAAAAAACAAAAAGTTATGAAAAATCTATCGTTTATTATTTTATTTATCTGTACGTTTAAAATTTTTTCTCAAACTACTAAATTAAACCACAAAGAAGAAATGGTTAGTATGATTGAAAAATCAAATTATAACATTTTAAAATCTTTTAATATTGATAGTTCTTCTATTGAGACTATTAAATTAATAAATAACTATAGGAAATCTAATGGTTTAAATGAACTATCTATTGACTCTTCTTTAATGAACTATGCTAAACTTTATTCGGAAGTTTTGGCAACATCAAACTCTATTAATCACTCAGATATTGGATCTTGTAATATTGTATCTGAAAATTTATACAAGGAGACAGGTTTTGGTATGTTTTTATTAACATACGATCAACTTAGTAAATTACCTTCAAACACCGTAAAAACTTGGAAAGACTCTGATGCACATAATAAAAACATGTTAACAAAAAACGTAACAAGTATTGGTATTGGGACCTACGTCAAAAAAAACGGTGGTTATCGTATTAATGTAGTAATGGTGGTTTTTTAACCACCATTTTAAAACACAGGACAACCCAAAGTTCTTTTAATTTTACTTGATTTGCCACCTATTTGACCTGTTAGTCTAAGACCAACTTTTCTCCAAAATTTACTTTTATTTTTTCTTCTTTTTTTACGACCGCCACCGCCGCCATCGCCATCACCGGCCCATGATATTTCTGCCGATAATCCACCAGCAACCGCAACTACAAAATCTTGTTCAGGATCTTCTTCTATTATTGATTTAGCAACATACATATTAAGATCTATTCCACCCATACAATATCTCCATTTTGCATAAACGTTTTCGTATTCTATTTCTAAGTCTTCAACAGAAACGGACTTTCCTATTAGTTTAGTTGCATATGCTGCTGCTTTATTATCCCTACCACCATAGAATTGTCTTGCGGTTAATTTAGGATACTTATTATGTGCTGTCACATAAAGAGGAGCATTAGCATATGCGGTTGCAAAATCCATAGGCTGCCCCGCTAAATCAACACTATTTTGATCGTTCCAACCAGGACCTCTATTAGCATCAACAACTTTAAGTATTGTAACGACATTTTCAGCATTACTTAAATCTGTTTCACCTATAAGTTCTTTTATCCTTTTTTCAATGACATTTGCCCTTGCGGTTGCCAATTGTTCATTGTTTTGTTCACTATATTTATCAGACTTATACATAGTCCTAACTTTACTAGTTGATGAATAAACTTTTATATTTATAGTTTTTAATTCTGCCCCTTTGTCTTCGGCTATTGCTTGATTATATACTTGTAAAGCCTCATCAACCATAACCTTTAAACCTTTTTCACCTTCTTGTCCTAATTGATCCCCATCATCTGGAAACATATTCATGGCTAACTCATTTCTTTTGTTTTGATCTAAACCTTCTTGAGGATATGTGAAAGTTCTTACTGCAAGTTGCCTACCTAAACTTTTTTCTTTTACTTTTGCTTCTTTATATTGTGCAATAATTTCTACATTTGACTCAGATATTTCAATAACTTTCGCCTTTAAAATCATACCCTCTAAATTTGGTTTAACTCCTCTAAAAAACCCATCTAAAAAATCTTTATCGTTCAATTTTTCAGAAGCTCTAACGTTTAATTGTGAAATTATTTGAGTTTTAATATTTTCATCGCTTTCAATGTTGACATTGCCAGAATCTTTTGCCGATGAAATAATATCAAAAGAAGTTAAATTAGATAAAATTGTATTCAAATCAATCGTTTCATCGTCTACAATTTGTAATGTACCATCACCTTTAATTCCTCTGTAGAGATTTACCAATTCGTCCTTCACTTCTTTTGAAAAATCTGCTGCCGGAAAAATACCCTTTCTTTTGAATTCCTTATATTCTTTATTAATTCTATCTAATTGTTTTATGATATTTTGAGCAGATACTTTTAATTTTGAATCTTTAGTCATACTTACAAAAGTTGCAAGTTTATTTCTATTACCTCCAGTATTGTCTGGGTTGGTCATTGCTAATATGTTATTGGCAAAACTAACATAGTCTTTTTCTTTACTCTCTCCTTTTAAAGAAATGGCCTTTGAACCTGTCCAAGCTTTTAAAGATTCTCTTGTTTTATCATCTGGATGATCTTGAAACCATTCTAACATCGCGGTGTATATTGGAGACCTTGAAAACGCGTATTGACTATCCTGTTCTTTTATAAATTGTATTATTTTTTTAATATCGGCTTCTTCCCATTTTTTTTTACCTCCTTCTGACCAATCTGTAAATTTTTTTTCATTTTGTTCTTTCAAAAGATTAGTGTTTTTTTGTTCTGAAAGTATTTTACCAGGAAGATAATCAAAATAAAATTTAATTTTATTTATTTCTTCTAATAGTTTTTTCTCCATTTTATTTTTTTTTATAAATACCCACAAATAAAAAAAATCCATCTTTTAATGATGGACTTTTTTTATGTAATTATTATAAACTATTTTAGTTCTTTTAATTTGTCTCTAATTATTATTGATTTTTCAAAATCTTGATTTTTTATACTTTCTTCAAGTTCCATATTTAGTTTATTTATTTTATTTTTGTTTTTTTCTAAATTTTTAATTTTGTCTCTTAATTCTACTGCCTCCTCAAAATTTTGTTCGTCAACCGCAACATTTAATTTTTGTTTCAATAAGGTTAATTCATCTTGTTTATTAAGACTACCACGTTTATTTGTAATGTAGGTAAACGAAATATTACCATCCTCAGATTTGTAATTTTTTCTTTCCCATTTATCACCATTAAAGAATGGATCTGACGACCATAGTTCGTTAAATAATTTCTCAAAATTTCTACTGAACATAATTTTATTTTTTACAAGTTTATTTCAGTACGGTTTTATACCAAACAAATGCCATTAAGGTCATATGTCATAAAAAAATACACAATTGTCAGTAAAATTGTCATAGTATGACATATTTATATTAAAAAGTATAAATTATGTCAGGGTTAAAGTTTTCAAGAGAGTTTTTAAAAGTTATTTTTAATAAAAAAATAACACAAGAAATTAATACGGGAGAAAGAATGAGTATGTCTGAGTTTATTGAAGAATGTTTAATAGATTATTTAGACATAAACTTATGTGAAATATTAGAAGAAAAAGTTTTATTAAATGTGAAATTGTTAAATGGTGAACCAATAATTAATGACGAACCAGATATTGTTTTTAACAATTATGTTTATGTTTATTTGAATCCGTTAAATAGATTAGAAGAAACTATAAAACTATTAATAGATGGTGAATTATTTGAATTTGATTATGAACCATTTTACGTAGGTAAGGGTTATGGGAATAGGATGTTAGAACATTTAAAATTATTGGATTCTGATGTAAACACAGATAAAAAAGAAAAAATAAAAATGATAATAGAGTCCGGCAATGACCCAATAATTAAAATCGTTAAAAATGAATTAACTAGTGTTGAGGCATTTAATTTGGAAAATATTTTAATCTCAAAACTTACTAATGTAAGTAATCTAATAGGTGGTAAAACTAAAAAAATAAAATATAAGGTAGAAAATTATAAGTCATCTTTAGAATATAATAAAAAGAAAAAAATAATAGATTTATTAAATATGGGTAAAAAAAATAGGGAGATCGCCTCCGAACTTAACATTTCTGAAAGAACAATTTATAGATTAAAAAAGGGGTTAAAAATTATTGGTGTTTAGTTAGAATATTGATTATTAAGATTTAATCATTTAACTTTTAAACAAATAAAAAAATTAAAAAAATTAAGATGATTGAATCATACGACGACATGGAAAAATCTAAAAATAAAAATACTGAATCAAAAACCAAAACACCTGTTTTAGACAACTTTTCAAGAGACCTTATTAAATTAGCGGAAGAAGGAAAATTAGACCCTGTTGTTGGTAGAGAAAATGAAATTAATAGAATTGCCCAAATTCTTTCAAGAAGAAAGAAAAATAATCCCATTATATTAGGTGAACCCGGTTGTGTTTTAGGCGATACTTGGATTGAAATTGAAAAAGTTTCTGACGCAGATAGTCACAATATTGAAACTATGTGATATTTATATAATGGGTGTGGTATATCCCACACCCTGTCTAACTTTATGATTATCAAAAAAAGAAAAAAAATATTATGTGAAATACATAGTGTTAAAGATTTTGAAAAATTTATTATTAACGAAAATCTTTACAAATTTTTTATAAAATTTGATTCATCAAATCAAGAAAAAATTCAAGAATTAATTTATAAAACAGAATTTCTTAACTATAAAAAAGTTAAACCAACTATCAAATCTATTTTAAATTATCCTGAAACGATATACAACCCAAATTTTTTGAAATTAATGGGTTGGGAAGAAAATGATATTGTAAATTTTATTTCATCCAAACAAAAAAATAATAGTGATAAGTTAGTGTCACTTAAAAAAAATAATCCTGAGAAGTTTAAAGATAAAACTACAAGTAATGTAGAATATTGGTTAAAAAAAGGATACGAATTAGATGATGCAAAAAATAAAGTCTCAGAAAGACAAAGTACTTTTAGTTTAAAAAAATGTATCGATAAATACGGTAAAGACGAAGGTGAAAAGATATTTAAACAAAGACAAAATAAATGGATTACCACACTTAAAAATAAAAAAGATTTTAAAGAAATACAAAAAAATAAAAACCCTTATAAATACGACAAAAAAAACTATAGATTAATATTAAAACATTCAAATTTCAAAGAAAAAATAAATAAAATTGTAAATTATTGTTTTAAATATGAAAATCTCCATGAATTTGCCGATTGTGTATTAAATAAAGACGACATAAAAAAATATTCAGATTTTGCACCATATATCAACAGTAAGATAATACAAAACTATTATAAGACAAATTCTATTGATTTAAAAAATATCATATACAGTAAATTAAATTTAAATCAAAATAAACAATATTATGGTATTTCAGTTTATCATAAAGGTATAAGATATAAAAGTGTTGGTGAGTACAGGGTGGCTTTATTTTTAGAAGAAAATTGTTTAAACTTTGAATACGAAATAAATTATCCTGAAAGTAATATGAAATGTGATTTTTATTTGTCGGATTTTGACATTTATATTGAATTGTTTGGACTTTTAAATAAAAAAAATATTGAAAAGTTAGACGATACTTTAGAGTTTTATAGAAATAAAATGATACAAAAAATAAATTTTTGTGAAGAAAATAAAATTAAAATGATTTATGATTTGGATCAAAATAAACTAATTGAAAAGATAAAAATATTATTATGAAAATTAAAATTGAAGAATTTTTTAACCTTGTAGAAAACGAAGGCGGAACATACAAAATTAAAACTCCGTCGGGTTATAAACTTGTTGGTAATTTATATAAAAAACAAAATAAAAATTGTTTTAAAATAAAACTATCAAACGGGTCTGAACTTTCAGGATCTGAAGACCATTTAGTTGAAGTTGGGCAAACAAGTGATAATGATTTTGTTGAATTTATGAATGATTCATATTGGTTAAGATTAAAAAATTTAAATGTTGGAAACTCAATTTATTTTGAAGATAATAACCTACATG